TTGTGATGTTGCATCATCGAAAAGTTTGTACTGTAGTAATTTGCTAACGTTTCATGGCCAAGGCTTATACGAAAAAATTTGTTATGCCGTCAATTTGAATTTTATGTTCAAATCCACATTTTTCGCACTTGTGTTCTGCAACTGACTTTATCTTTGGCATTGTGTTGAAAAAGTTTTCAATTCTATCAAAACTTGCCTTTGGTATATTTTCAATATATTCCCTAACTTCTTCCTTGTTCATTTCTTTTATGTAATAGATGTTTTCTTTATCGAAGATATAATCCATGCAATCGATGATTATGTCGAGTGCTGAATCAACATCAGACTTATCTTTAGGTTTTGCCTTGGCCTTCAAAACCATATTTTCAGCCATCTTCATTGATGGATATTTCATTACTACGCCGACATCTTTACTAAAGAATATTGTTTTATTGTGCTCTGGATTTTTTTCTACTTCAGTTGACAATATGTCATGTTCAAATTTCATTAGATGATTGCATTCATTTTCATCAACAACATTTTTGCATGTGTAGTTGAGATTTACTTTTTCTCCAATTGATCTTGCTCGTAAATGCATGAAGAAGTATTCAAGATCAACAGAAGACATATCTTCCGCATCGAAATCCTTACTTACAATACAATTTGATACAATTTGTTTTATTGAGCGAATGATATCTTCTTCAACTTTTGATTCTAATGCCATTAGAAGAATTTTCTGTTCTTTTACTAAAAATGGTCTAAAAGTAACTTTTTTGCCTGTACAAGGCATTTCAATTTCATATGTTGGCAAATCAAGTTTTGGTAAAGACATAACTATATTCCTTTCATTATATTATCTTGATGTTGCATCTCGTCGAAGTGCATTTGCTTGAGGATCATAGGTGAATGGCTGTGCGCCAGTAAAAGGATTTCCTGGAACTTCTTGTGTCGATGCTGTTTGACTTGGCGGAGTAATGACACCAGAATCATTTTCGGTTATTGTATTGTTTAGAGGGCTAGACTCTCTCTGCCATCTAGTGTATGCGAAAGTTACAATTAGTGATATGTTATCGTCACTAGCCCAACTCAATGAAATTTGATTTATTGATATTGGAAAACAATCGATGAATTTGACTCGATATGTTGGAACATCGCTTTGATTATCGATACCACCAAGAGCACCATGTTTTGAGCCACTAACAACGTCATAATGTTCGACAATAATATCTCTTGTATATTGTTTTTTATATCTAAAATTGTAAAGAGCATTATCTGTTATATTCGTTGCAGAATTTTCAGTAGGATTTATGTAATCCATCCAATCTTCAAATATCTTTTTTTCTGCAAAACCTGTTTCTCTTACAGGTCCTGCAAAATTAGCTGAACACAAAAATGTTAGATTTAGTTGTCCAAATGTTGTTTGTGATGGATGCGATTGAAATAATCCGTATGTTCTATTGTCAAAAGTTGCAAATGATCTTCCGGGCAGTTCTGCATCCGTGCATCTATATCTAAGAAGTCTTGTATCACCACCTGTGGGCGGATCCGGAATTGTGACCCAGAAACGACTTGCTTTTGCAAAGTCTGAAAATCGATTTATACTAGATCTAAACGCTTCTATGCTACTCATTTATATTTCTTTCTAGAATTTGAAAAGACTTTTTGTTTTGTTTCGCCTATGAAGCTTTCAACAGGCAAAAATATTGCAATATCCCATTCATTTGCATCTATACGCAAAAATTGTGATTTTATGTTTTGCAATAGATATCTTTTCAAGCACGGACGAAATGCATCTGTATTTGATATGCTTTTTAGCATTTGATACGAAACAGCTATTCTTGTTTTTTCATCGTATTTGTTATTTGTAGCAAATTCACTCAATTCATCTAGTAATTTCGCGCGAGGAACTGGAGCTAAGTAATGCAAATTTAGTCCAAGAAATCCGTCAGAATATGTTTCTATAGGTATGACAAGAGGAAATAAATCATAAAACGGCAGATCATCTCTTAGTTTTGGATTATAGACAAAAAAATACATTCCGCCAAGATCAAACTTTGTTTGCTTGCGTCTTGTATCACGCATAAGCGTGTTTGGTCTAAGACCATTTAGATCTTTGACTTTATTTTTGATCCATTGTCTAGCTTTGTTTGAACTCATAGCTAGATTTTGTTTCTGCAATTCTTTTTGTAGTCTATCTAATAGTGCCATAGATCTATTTATTTGATTCCTAGATCATCTTCTGTAAGCACTTTGAATTGCCAATTTCGGTCAAGACAATATTCTTCGGCAGCTTTCCACTTTGCCTCATTGACTCCCCATGTCACAACTTCGGATATATATTTTTGCGTGACGCGAGATCTCTTTTTTGGAGCTATTGATTCCTTTTTTGGCTTTATTTCCCATATCATTTCTCGTATTTTACCCTCTTTATCTCGCACTTTGACATAAAAATCGGGAAAATATCTATGCACTTTTCGATCTATAGGAGATAGATAGGGTATTATGATTTCTTCCGACGACCATTGTACTATAGCCGGATTTGAGTCAAGAAAGACCATGACTCGACGTTCCCAAAGACTACGATATATGATTCGTGTCGGATCACCTTTGTATTTGTTACTATTTGTTGGTATGAAACGGCCTTTGTATGACATGATAAATATATCCAAAAGATAGAGAATATTTAGATGCAAAGATTACAGGCTAGACAAGACGTTGGACCTTTAGATAATTTAGGCACAAACAAGTATAAGTTTTCGTCATTGAACTATCCTAGTGACATAGAATCACTATCACATGCCATGCTATTCAACATACTTATACAAGATGCAACAAAAGATAGGGATGCAGGAAAAGCTGCATTGGCCCCAAGTGGGTCTAATGGACAACCAGTTGGTTCAAGAACGGCCGAACTGAATAAGGGTAACTTTTTAGGTCTAACAAGAAGAACAAAAAGATCAACTACAGCAATATCACTATATGTTCCTGAAACCGTCGTATTTGATAATAAGCAAACATATCAACAAATGAACATGCTTGACACTTTAGGTATTGGTGGCACACTTGCAGCCACAGGCCTATCAAAAGCTGCAGGAGCAATGAATATTACTTCTGGTGCGGGTGCGTTAGGTGCTACACTTGGTTCTTCTTTAGCACTTGCCGGAGTAAGTAGAGCTACAAGTGCTGCTGCAGGTGCTGCTGAAGGTCTAGCTAGACGCCTGGGTGCATTTGGAAATGTTGTCGGTGCTGCAGTAGATGCAACCAAAGTATCTAATTTGAAAACTGCAGCAAATATGATAGGATTTGCAGTAAATCCTGTGATTGAAGTTTTATATTCATCACCTGTTCTTAGAAGTTTCAATTTTGATTTTGTTTTTGCTCCAAGAAGTGCTGAAGAAGCTAATGATGTTTGGTCAATAATTTATCAGTTTAGAAGACATTCGGCTCCGGAGTTGATTGCTAGCGGTGTCATGTTTGTGCCTCCTTCAGAATTTGAAATTACTTTCTTAAGAAAGACTGGTGCTGGCTTTGCAGAAAATACAAATATGCCTAGAATAGCATCATGTGTTTTGGAAGATATTCAAGTTGATTATGCATCGGCTGGTAGCTTTGTAACTTTTACCGATGGTATGCCAGTTCAAATTAGAATGAGATTGCAATTCAAAGAACTAAACATAATCACAAGAGAAGCAATAGATAAAGGATACTAATGGCATATTTTGAAAAATTTCCTTTATACTTTTATGGCCTAAGCGCGGATAAAAGTCAACAACCGAAAGTTGTTACTAATATTCTTGCTCGCACAAAAATGATTGATAGCATAAAGAATTCATCATATGTTTATTATACATATGATGTTCAAGATGGCGACACTCCAGAAATACTGGCATCAAAGTATTATGATAATCCAAATAGGCATTGGATAATACTATTTGCAAACGATATTGTCGATCCAGTTTATGATTGGCCTTTATCAACTAGAGATTTTGCTAATTTCATAGATGCAAAATATGGATCATATGCAACTGCATCAACACAAATACATCACTATGAAAAAATAATAACTAAAACGGATTCTTTAACAAGAACAGTGACTGTAAATCGATACGAAGTCGATTCAACTACTTATGCCACAATTCCGGCTAGCACTTTTGAAACTTTCAATCTAAAAGATGGAAATAGCGTGACAATAGAGACGACAAAAAGAATAGTATATGCTTATGACTATGAAAATGATTTGAACGAGTCAAAAAGATCAATAAAAATAATTGATAAAGCCTATATTAGTCAAATTGAAAATGAACTAATGGCATTATTGGCAATATAAAGTAAAATGGCAGAAAATACACCTATAACAGAAAAAAGTTTTGAGTTCAAAGAACTTACAATCAAAAGTGTAGATGGAAATTCGTATGACGTTTATCCTCAATTGATTGAGATGTCAATATTTGAAGATATCTACAATAGCACTTTATCAGGAAAAATTACATTATCAGATTCGGTTGAATTGTTTTCAGTAATTCCATTTACCGGATTTGAATTTTTGACTGTTGTCATAGTAAAACCTGGATATCAAAAAGAAATACTATTTGAAAAAGTTTTTCGCGTTTATAAGTTACAGCATGATGAAATAGAACAATCTTCAAGATCAAGTCAAACTTATACTTTGCATTTTTGTTCAGAAGAAAATATAATATCTGCTTCTCGTGTTTTGTCAAAGTCTTATAAAGGCGTTTCTAGTTCGTTTATCATAAAAGATATTTTGAAAAATTATCTTAGCGTATCAAATACTAAGTTTGATCCAAAAGAACCTAAAAACATTGAGGAATCTTTTGGTCGTCAAGATATAATAATACCCAACTTAAATCCATTACAAGCCGCAATTTGGTTGGCATCAAGAACGATTTCGATTTCAAGAAAAAATTCTAGCG